GGTTCAAATCCCTCCTTCTGCGCCAAGTAACCGGAAATGCTTGAAAAGAGTGTTTCCGGTTACTTTTTTATGTTCTGAGGTTTTCTAATAACAGATTTTTGATTTATCAGGAAAGTCCTTTTTTGTCCCGAGACGGACAGGGAGGACCCGATTGGTAGTGTGCATGGTAGTGTACACTTATTTTTCGCCGCCTTGGGCCAGCAGCGTATCCACTGCGGCGTGGGCCGCTGCCATGTCCGGATGTATGTAGCGCTGCGTGGTAGAGAATTTAGTGTGCCGCATGACCTCCTGGATCACAGAGGGGGCGATATTGCCCAATGCGAGCGCTGTGGCGGTCGTATGGCGGCAGGAGTACGGTTTCAGGTCCCGGGCCCCACAACGGGCCAGAGCGGCGTGGAAGGCCCCGTAGAAGCGGTCTCTGGACATGCACAGCACATTTCCAATCCGGCTGTCGGAATGCTGGCAGAGATCCAGGAGCACCGGCGCGATCAGCTGCGGGAAAACGATGGGGGTCTCTTTCCGCTTTTTCGTTTTCAGTCCGCACCCACGGATCTCGTTTGTGTCCCAGTCGATCATATCTTTTTTGAACGCGAACAATTCACCGGGCATCATGCCGGTATAGATCATCAGCAGGATGTATCCCACGAATGTGTCGCCCTTCCCGTAGGCGTCCCAGAATTTCCGCAGCTCCAGCTCGCTGAACGGCTGCAGTTCCTCTTCCTCCAGGGAGGGGAGGACGATGAACTCAGCCAGGTTGGTGGGAACCCAGCCCTCTGCAACGGCCCGTTTGTACAAATGGGAGAGCAGGACCTTGATATCCTTTGCGGGGTAGTAGGTGGGAGCTTTGGCGTCCACGGTCTCCTGCAGCAAGTTGATGGAGAGCTTGTCCACAGGGAGCAGCATGATCCGCTCCACCTTGCGCTTGGCGATTTTATAGGCCGTCTGCTTGGATTTGGACATCTTGGAGAGGGACGTCTTTGACCAGACCTCCCAGTAATCCATCAGGCAGGGCGTTTTTTCCTGTACGGCGACCTGGGGCGGATTGGCCGCATAAGCCAGAGCCTCTGTTTTGGTGCGGAAGCCTCCCTTTGTCTGCCGGATCTGCCGGAGCCGACCGTCCTCCACCACTGTGCCGAGGGTCCAGATTGCCGTCCAGGTGCGGCCGCGCTTCCGGGCGCTGCCCTGGCCGTTACCTCGTTTACTCATGGGAACCTCCTAAAATAAAACGTTTGTTCGATTAAATGGTTA